GAATCTTTCGTAGTGCTTGTGTTCTGCAGTAGGCTTGACTATGTACTCAGGCCAAGTAAACAACTCGTGCTCTGACTCAGGTTCTTCATACCCTTTGAGTCTACGCTGTATCTCTTCTGCTGTCATACCTGAAGACACAACACCCTTGATCCTACAGTCAAGCTTATAACAATTGTAGAGCAGTGCACTACCATCTCGTGTAGCAGTGAATGTGTTCTTACCTTTGCATTGAGGGCAGTCACCTCTATGTCTGTAATCTTCTTTTAAATCAAGGGCTTCCAAGTAGTTCTTAATGTTAACCATCTTTGCTCCTTCGTTTGTTTAGTGCATTACTTGCACCACTAAATGTGTTGACTAGGTATGGCTTGACTGACTCAGGGTTTGCGTGACCTGTGACTTGCATCAACTCAAGAGTCTGAACACCTGCCTCTACCATCTCAGTGATTGCAGTCCTACGTAGATCCATAGCTGTCAGTTTCTTTGGTAGTCCTGCAGCTTCCTTAACTTCATTGATTGCATCATCGATGTGGTCTATTGCGTATGGCACATATGCCCCTGCCACTGGTGTAGTCTTGGGTGCTACGTAGTCTTGGAATCCAAAGTCCTGACTCTGTTGCTTGAGCATAGAAAGTAGATCATCAGGTATCGGTAAGTGTACATCAGCACCACGTTTACTTTGTGTTAAATCAATACGTTGTGCATCAAAGTTAATGTGATCCCAAGTCAAGGTACGCATGTCTCCGACACGCTGCGCCCACTCGTATGCCATGTGTACAATCAACCCAATGCTACGCCACTTGAAGTTACCGTATGCTGTGTCAAGAAAAGATACTACTTGATCACGAGTCCACTTGACCTTGCGTGGCTTAGTGCTCTTCGTCTTGATCAAACGCACTGGATCATTGTCCATTACGTCTAACCTCATGCTGTACTTCCATGCCGTAGACAAGACAGCCTTACGGTAGTTAGCTGTACGTACACCTGACACAAGCCACTTCTCGTAAGCCAGATTAGTGTGCCTAGCTTTGATGCTACGCACTGTGTAGTTACCTAAGAGCCTACCCTCTACCTTAGTCTTTAGTATTACATCCAAGTGTGTCTCGTAGTCTTTCTGTGACTTAGCACTGAGGTTACGGAAGTTGTTACTGTGTAAGTAGAACTCCACTATCTCAGACAACTTTGATGTATGCTTTGGTATGTCTACCACTTTCTCCTCACTTTCCAATATGCCCATGCTTCCAAGCAATGCCCCTTGCCTATAAACATATCAATGAAATAAACTATGTTAGGCTTTCCCTCTTTCTGCCACTGGTGGTTCCTTGCGCTGAACGTCTGATTGTTCTGGCCTCCTAGTATCACGTTTATCAGAACGCTTAGTGCTGTTAGTATCCGCTTTAGATAGATCGCCAAGCCTATCAGTAATGTCATCATGCGGATCGTCTTTGGGATCGACTTCATCATCTGTCATATAACACCTATAAATAATAAAAATATGTAGATGAAAGGTGATAAAAGGTACAGACCTATTAGCCCTCTCAGTATACTAAAACAAAGGTTCATTATTCTCGTCCAATACATCCTTCCTAAAGTAATTAGTATTATTTCTCCAAGGCAATTCTATATCGTTTACTCCATCATCATCATGCGATACAGGTAATAAACCCATAGCCTCCATATGGCTCAGTAAACTAACTGGCAATTGAGGTATCTCCATATTTGGTAGACTGCCTATAATTTTCTTTGTCTTCATCTGTCTCTCCAAAACATTCTTTGATGTAAACAAAGTTATTCTTAGCATACATCTTTTTCAAATGCAATATATCCTTACGGCTATCACTTGAATGATAAGCAAGCATCTTCTTTGTTGCCTTACTGTATATGTCTAATGCATAGTACACTACTTCTTCCTCTTCTTAGCCATGTGTTCTACTATTCTTTTGTTTACGCTTATGACAAGAACATATCCATCCTTATCATAAGCTACCCACTTCTTCTTGCGTTGCATTATTACTACTCTACCTCTAGCTCTAGACATGCTAGTGTCTCACTCTTGTTTGATACAAGCACAGCAGCTTCACTCATTGCTGCAACGCATTCCTCTTGACTAGCGTATGTCTCAACGTGGTAATACTTCACTGATTGAGAAGTCACTAGTAGCTGCATCCATACTAATGCCCAAACCATTACGCTACATCCTCAGAAGAACGCCATACATAACGTGTGTAACGCTGTCCTGTCACTGGGTGTCTACTCTTGATACCATCAATAGTGTACCCTAGCTTACGTAACTCACTGATACGTTTAGGGAATGACTGTATGCTGTAGTCAAGCAATGCTTCACGCTGCGTCAATCCTTTGGTTGCTTTAAGGTGATTAAGTATCATGTCGTACTGTGTAGTTTTTTTAGCCATTGTCTGTCTCCTTTTTAATAGCTGCAAATATGTCTCGCAGTTTTTGCGTAGACTCTGGTGGTATGCTCAGTGTTTCTCCTGTAGCATCATGTGTGATTACGAGTCGGTCATTGTCCCACAATGTAGCTTCCCATCCGTAACCTAAATTATGTTGTTTAATTACTTGAGTGTATCCATCATCTGATATGATTGCACCTTGTTTTGTTTTGTAGTTCATTGCTGTGTCTCCTTATGTTGATCTGCAATGTCGTGTACTCTATCCATGTACACAACCAATGCCATAGTTAAGTCTTTTATACTAGCATTTCTAGCGCACTGCATAATAGTATCCCATGCGTGTGCTTTTAATGTCACACCACCTGGTTTTGTCTTGTTCTCTGCATCCTCTTTAGCTGCATCAAGCGGTGGTATCTCTGCCAAATCGATTTTGCCAGTGAATGTGTTAAGCCACTTGAGTAGGTTGGGCTTGTCCGTTGGTACATCTACCATAGTTGCACCTATCTTCTTAGCTTCAGCCTGAGTACCTACCCATTCGCCTTGCTTGTTCATGTATAGTCTCATTGTTTATCTATCCTTTTTATGTATAGCATAGTGTTTATTTTTGTAGGTTATGATGGCATGACAATTGGCACATACAACCTCACACTTATTTAGTTCCTCTTTTAGCTTTTGTTTACCCTTAGTACCTATATTTAAAACCATCTTGTGTGCTTTCTGTGCAAGAAGAAAACGTTTTTGTTTAGGGTCAACATGATTGAACTGCAAAGCGTGTGCGTTCTCATTGTATCCACATTTAGAACAACCTTTCATAAGCTTATATCGTTTCAGTACAGACTGACCATAGTCATATCTTATACGATCTCGTATTCTATCTTTCTCTGTAGGAACTCTAGCCATAATACAATCACCTTCCTAATGCCTCCTTCAAATCTTCATCAGTTATTTCTTTGACGTACTGCCAATCGTATATGTCTTCATCTGTGCCTAGACGTGGCTTGAAGTAACCTACAGATCCTACCTCACCCATGACAACCTTTGCTGCATTGGATGCATCTATGTCACTGTAGCCTAAGAACATGACAGCTTTGCCATTCTTATGATACGTTCTGACTTTCATGTAATATCTCCTCTACTTGATTATTCAGTTTACATATTTTGTTTAACGCCATGTCTCTCTCTTCTTTTGTTTTGAATATAGAGATTGCATCTCGCTCTAGTCCTTTAGCTACACTGGCTATTTCTATAAGCTTGTTCTTATGAAAGAATAAATATTCTAGTGGCATTACTCCTCCTCCTTTTTGCTGTACCATGCTCTATCATCATCAGGTAGAACATATGGACGCCAATGATTAGGATCACCCTCACTATCTGTTGGTGGTCTGAAGTCAAACATGTTCTTCAATGTGATAGACATATCTTCTAGCTTACTTACCTTGTTTATACTAGTATCAAATATCTCTCTGAAGTCTGTGCATATTGAATCCATAATTCGATATACTTCTAGTAGTTCTTCTACCTCACTGCGAGTTAGTTCTGTCTTTAGTTTTACTTCTTTGTCAGTCATATCAATAATCCTCCTCTAATCCTGACCATATGTATGCTAGGTATCGCCAAAAGGTTTTACCAAATGCGTCATTCATTATGTCTTCTAGTTCTTGTTCAGTCATTGTCTTGTACCTCTTCCCAAGTATATAGCTCCCATGCAAAATCATAGTCTGCCCATTTAAAATCTGATCCATTTTTAGAAAGCCAGTTATCTATTTCTGTTTGTGTTTTTGCTACCTCTTGTGGCACTTCAACAAAACATTCTTTGTAGACTGTCTCTTCTGCTAATGCTCGTATTCTCATATTGTTTCCTCCTTTAATCCTTCAAAGATATGCTTGATAACATCAACTGTCCATCCGTTGCCTAGCATTTTGTAGCGTTGTGTGTTACTTACGCCACAGGTATACCCATCAGGTACAGTTTGTAGTCTCTCACATTCTGTCACAGTAAGCTTACGCCAATGCATATTGTCTATGCTATCCCATTCGTGTCTGTCGTAGGACAAACGCCCTCCTGTCCTGACACACTTAGACTTGTCACGTATCTCAGGTACATACCCTATAGCGTAGCCATGCGTACCTGAACAAACACACCCTGATTTACCATCGACATCGTGTATCGTATTAGCTTGACTACGATAGTCAGGGTTGAGCATGTCAGGGTTCTTGTCGCTTGTTCTGCGTTTCTCTTGCAAGTATTCACCTGCACGATAAAACTCTGCTGTCTCTTCCTCTAGTATATCTTTGAGCATGATGCCTTTGTCCTCTGGCAATCCATCAAACGGAATGTTTGTCCAGTAAAGCCTCTTGCGGTTCTGCGCTGAGACAAGGTTGCTGTTTATCTCTATGGGTTCTACACCTAGATAGTCAGTGATAACTTGCTCACTCTCTTTCTTCATCTTGACATTCTCAAGTAGGAAATACTTTGGCTTGAGTGCTTTCAACAATCTGTCAAACTCAAAGAATAACTTACTGCGTGGATCATCAAAGTTTAAACCTTTGCCGCCAAAGCTAAAGCCTTGACATGGTGAGCCACCAATAAGCAAATCGATTTTCGGTAACTCACTTGGGTCTATCTCTTTAACATCACCTAAGTGTATCATATCAGGGTAGTTTCTCTTAGCAACTTGAATTGCATACTTGTCAATCTCTGCTGCAAAGTATTTGTTAACTGGTATGTCTAGCTGATCTAATGCTATCTGTCCGCATGACATACCATCAAATAGACTTAATACGTTCATCTCTTTTACTCCTCCAATATGTAGATAATTCTATCTTAACATACTCACAATCTTTGTTGTTAATTATAGTTAATAAATCCTCCAGTGTGGCATTTGTGTCACTGCCAAACGTCCACGTTACTCGTGGTGGTTCGTCTTCAAACTTTGTTACTACGTCATAAAACATTAACTGTTTCTCCTCTCATCTGCTCTATCTGTGTACGTGCAATGGCCTTCATCAATGAGACGTTTAGCTGTACGTCCAAAGTAACCTTGTAATTGCCACGCTAAACCTGTGTCAATCAGGTATTGCCATGCGGCTGTTTCTTCCTCAAGATCAGCCATGACTATCTGCTCACAAATTTGAACAGCTAATTCTGGTGTGAAATGATATTCTTTCACTGTACCACCTCCTCTACTTTCTTAAACCATTGTTCTGCTTGTGTGTCAGTAAGCTTGTACTCTTTGCCTGTCTTAACATCTTGCACAATCCACGGCATTTTAGGAGCTTTGCTTTTGTAGCCTATCAAACT